AGGTTTCAGGGCCGAGGCCAGCGAGGATGTTAACATCGAGCGAGAGATCAAGAACATCAATTGTTTCTTGGAATTCTTCCCACCACGACTTAGCAGCTTCGCCACCACCGCCACCGCCACCGCCACCGCCCGTTTTTATTGGAGGCGTGTTAACAGGTGTTGTTTTGGTAGAACCGCTAGGGTTAAGACCCGCTATCATATTAGGCACAACAGTTTTAACGTTAGCAATACTAGCTTGTAGTCTGTCGCCAGAAGAGTCACCAACAGGTGAGTTAGTGGCACCGGGACCTACACTCGGACCTGCCCTTAGGAGCGCAAGTAGGGTTCTGAGTTGATTAGCATACTCAATGATCCTATTTACTAGCGCAGGGTCTAGTGCCAGTGCCGCGTTGATGTCAGGTATACCACCTACTAGATCAGAAATAGCATTTAGCTTATCTTCTGTGCTAGCGAGACTGTCAAAGACAGCATTCTGTGCGTCTTCAATCTCTTTAATAAGTTGGGGGCCTTTAAAGCTTTCAGCAGGAGTTAGATTCTCAAGCTCTTTAGTCTTAGCTTTAATTAGCTCAAATAACCTATTAGCTTCATCAAAAGATTTCTGGCTAGGAATAACATCAAGCGAAAGATCAACTCCACTTTCAGATAGCGAAGTGTTAAATTGATCTAGTAGAGACGTGCCTCTCCTTTGCATCTCTTCTTCTACTAGTGCGTAAGCATCTCGCAGTTCAGCGGATAGCTGTGCACGATCTACTGCAAATTCAAGACTTACAGCTTCTGTGCTTCTGTCTAGACCTTCTTCATCAAAGATACCGTTTGCGCCTTTACCATATTTCTTTTGAAAGGCCGCAAGAGAAGTTTCAATAGCCTTCAAGCTCTCTTCAGGTAGACCAGCTAGGTCTTCCAGCTTTAAGCCGTCTAAGTCTAGCTGTTCAGCTGTCGCTTCAATATCTTTTAGTCGCTTTTCAAAAGCTTCACCGAAGCCCTCAACATTTACGCCTTCTTGAAAAATACCTCTTAGTTGAAAGACACGTGTATAAAGTGCATCAATTTCGCCATTCAACTCAGTAAGATCTTCAGGAAAGAAATAGGAGAGAAAACCAGAGTTGGCACTCTCTCTAATATTGAGCTTATTAGACAGCTCTTCTACTACTTTAAAGTATTCAATAGCGGACGCAGGGTCTGCTGTTGCCTTAGGTAGTTGAATCTCTAGATCCTTTAGAAGCCCCAAAAGAACTCTGGTATCTTTAGTGTAGGCTGTAGCGTCTAAATTAAATAGATCACCTGTAAATCCAACTCTAGCATTAGAGATGGCCTGCTCAGGTACTTCGCCCCGTTGTGCAAGTGTGTCAATGATACCTGTTCGCAGCGAGTCAACCTGCTTGCGGAAGTTATCAAGGCTGCCTGTTTCGGAGTCTCTTTTTAGCTCTTTAACTGCGTCTCGAACTCTAAGAATATCTGCACGGCTTGCCGCGCCTTCAGTTCTAATAGTTTCGTTAGCTGCATCAATAGCATCGCTAAGTTCAACTGTATCAGCTTGAATCTTTCTAAGCGTTTCCTCTGAAGAGCCAAATAGAATTGTAGAGTCAAGGAAGGTTTCAATGTCAAGCTTGATTTTTGAGTCTTTAAATATAGACTTAACGTTATCTTTTTCAAAGACAGCATTAACCTGTTCTGTGGTTTCTTCAGCTAGCGTTTTAAGTTCTTGTAGCCTTTTCCTAGCTTCTTTTTCAGCCTTACTAGTTGTGAACCAATCATAAGCCTTATAGACAAGATAACCCAGTCCAGCAATAACGGCTGCAATAGCTGCTGCAACTAGCGCAGGAATACCGCCGATGAAAGCAATGACAGATCCGATTGCAAGCTTTATAGCACTAAGAATGACACCGCCAATACCGGCGGCAACAGTTCCTGTTAAGGCAGAAGATACAGCAGCTGCTAGTAGCGCTTTTCTAAACACAGCTGTAACAAGTGCAGTAGCTGCAACTGTAAGCGCGCTAGCCCCTAGAGTACCTAGTAGCATAACGCCAATGAGACCGTAGTCTGCCCAACCAAGACCGGCGAGCATACCTTCAGCTTCTGTTCCTGCATTAGCAGCAGAGCTGAATACAACAGTTATTGCAGCAATGATTGCAGCTATACCTAGCTTACCAAATAGTGTTCTGCCCATAGCGCCTAGTGCGCCACCTAGTGTATTACCTAGCGCCACAAGACGAACAGCTGTTGCTCTAAACAGAGTTAAGACTTGTGCAAAATAAGGTGCTATAAAAGAAGTAAGCGCGCCGAGGATAGGCCCGGCTATAGAAACAATCTGCGAGCCTAGTGTTTTGAACTGATCTTTGATCATACCAAACAGGCCCGATAGCTGACCTAAGTTTTCTGCATCACCGATACTCAATAGCGACGACCCGATGGTCATAATAGTATCTTTTAAGGGTGAGAGTGCTTGAAGACCTACTTTACCTGTAAAGCCAAATTTAGCCGCTACTATACCTAATGCTTGCATTAGGAAGTTGATAGTTCCAGCAGGGCCAAAGAACAAGAGCGAGGCTAGGCCTACACCTGTAATTGCAGTACTGATATCGCCGTTAATTAACGCAGAGAAGGCTGCACCGATTAGCGCAATGTAACCAAGGATACTACGGCCTTCACCTAGAAGGAGGTAACCTAGAACACCATCCTTTTTACCTTCTTTAGTACCTATACCGAAGATGGAGCTACCTGTGAATACAGTTAGAATAGCGCCTACGGCTGTCTTAATAGCACCGAACTTACCTAGTAGAATAGGAAGACCTGCTCCAAAGATAATAGTGCTGAGCAGTCCACTAGTACCTGTAACCGTCGCTAACCCATTGATAGCTTTACCAACAACACCTAACTCGTTAAGGAAGGCCGAGCCGAAAGACTTGACTAGCTGGATCAAAGCTGTAGCAATAGCTGGTATGTTTCTAATAATTAGTGCAACGAAAGAACCAGCTGCTTCACCTAGAAGCGTACCTACATCTTTTGCAATTAGTTTTAGAGTGCCTAAACCGCCTAGAAGATCTAAAGTGAATTCAGCAGCTAGACCTGCAAGGCCTACTTTAAAGAAGTTACGAACTTTATCCGCAAAGCTAGGATCTAGAATGAAGGCAACACCAGCAGCTAGCGCTGCAGAGATATAGCTTACAATTAGAGGAAAAGCTTCACGTACAGCAGCGAAAATGTCACCAGTTATTTTACCAACTTCGGACTTTAAATCGCCAAAGCTAAGGCTACCATCTACTTTAATGTCAAAGCCTTTTGAAGACAGTTTGTTAAAGATCTCTTGGACTTTAGCATAAAATTCTTGAAACTTAGCAATAATATTAGGTAGCACAGCTTCTGCGTAGGCTTGTAAACCATCTAGTAGATCTGGCCAAGTTGAATTACCAACTACATCGATGTAAACATCAAGGAAGCCATTCTTAATAAACAAAAAGAAATCTAAGAAAGTAGCTTTAATACTTCCTAAAATACCTTTAGCAGTACCCCCCGCTTCTTTTAGCATAGACGAAAACATTGTTACTGAAGAAGATAATGATTCGCCTAGCTGCTTACTAAGTGTTATAACTGGCTTAAAGACAGACGAGACTAAGTTACCAATTGAGGTAGCTACAGCCTTTACAGAGTCAGCAAGCCCTTTGAAAATAATGTTATTAAACAAAGAAATCCTATCAAAGAATTCGCCAACAAAGTTGTAGATATCAATGATAATTGCTAGGTTTGAGAGATCTGCAACAAAGCCTGTGGTTAGCTCTTTAGCAGCAGTAGCGATAGTGCTAAAGCTGTCTGTAGTTCTACGCCGAATTAAGATTAGCTTCTGGTCAAGCAGACCGAGATTTAAAAGAAGATCCTGCGTGTTATTTTTTATACCTAAGAAGTAAGTAGAAACGTTTCTGTAAACGTTAAACCAATTCTTACCATAAGTACTAATTCTGGCAGCTAAGTCCTCAAAAGCTTTTTCTAGCTCTGCAGGGCTTTCCGCGCTGAACAGGTCGTTAACAGCTTCTTGAAGACCAAAGCCGGTTAACTGGAAAACGTTCAAGAAAGACTCTCTAAAGACTCTTCTAGTGCTTTGCGCTGCATCTGCAACAGCAGTAGTAGCACCGCGAATAAGTCTTGTTCCTAGAGTTCTTGACAAGAATCTGACAGAGGGTAGATAATCTTCAAGCCTACCAAAAACAGCGCCTAGAACTTTAAAGGTTCCTGAGAAGATAACACCGGTATACTCTACTTTAACAGCCAGATCTGCCATTGCACGTTGCAGTTTTTCTAAGGTAGTTAGCTGCGCATTAGTCTGAGCAGTTCCTTCTTTATTACCTGCAGCCGGAACAGCCGGCTTACCTACTTTTATATTATCTATAAAATCAGCTAGCTTTAAGTAGTTCTCGATCTTTCTTTCAGAGATCCCAAAAAGTCTATCAATTTCTTGAACTTTTAGGAGGGCTGAGTCTGAGGCAGCTTGTCTTGCGCTCTCAATTGTTTGAGCTGTTTTTAAGAAAGTTTCTTCTACATCATAGAAGCTGTCTTCTAGCGCGGCAACAATTACTTCAGTTGTTAGTTTACCATCTGCAGCAAGCTCTCTTAGCTCCCCGGAGGTTACACCTAAGAAGTTCTCAAAGATTGTTGCTACCGGACGAATACCTTCGTAGACAGAGTTTAGTTCTTCACCTCTTAGAACACCAGACGAAATACCCTGCTGTAGCTGGTACATAGATGCTTTAATACTATCTGCGCTACTACCTGAGGTAGCTGCTGCTTTAGTTAAAGTCTCTGTAAAGCTCAGTACTTGCTTTTCGCTCTTTCCCATACCTGCTAGCGCTTTTGATAACTTAACGTAGGTACCGGCAGTGCTCGCTAGGTCTGAGTTAGAAGCTCTAGCTTGCGCTTGAAGCTTCTTTTGTACAATAAGCAGCTCTTCTGTTGAATTAGTGACGAGCTTTAATTGGTTATTCAGGTTAATACCTGAGTCTACGAGCCTGTTAAACTGACTGTTAAGTGTAAGCAGCCCAAGGCTAGCAGAACCTACAGCAAAAGCGGCTACTAGGTTTGATTTAATACCGTTTATAGTATTAGAAACACCCATAGCAGTTCTGTTTAAAATCTTAAGTTCCGCAATAGCTTTTTGGCTGTTGACCGTTGGCTTAGACGAAAAGTTGCTAGCTTGTGACGCAGCATTAGCTGTCGCTTGTAGTGATCGTAGCTGTCTTGCAATAGTGGCAATAGAACCTTCAATAGGTTTTGAATTGCCTTGGATGTCTACAACGACAGTCATTTTTCTCTCCTTATTAGTTAAATAAAATAGCCCTACGGAGTTTTCCATAGGGCTGTCTTATCATTTGTAAGTAACTATAGGTCCTAACGGCGTGCCGTATTTCAACATAACAGACTCAATAAAATATGCGGGCGCTTGTTGTGAAGAACCTGCATTAAGAAACTTTACATAGAATTCATCGTTCTCTAAAATAACTTTATCACCTTCAACTCGGTAGGTCCAGCTAGCCGCAGCTTCGCCTGTGTCTACGGGTGTGATTTGCGTTAACTCTTCTACCGCTGCTTTTGCTGCCTTTATGAGTGTAGGTAAAATTTCTGGTTCAGACTTTCTTAAGATATAGGGTCTAAGATTAGATAGATTAAAACTGAAAGTCGCCTTTGTCATTAATCTTATCCTTTTCAGTAAGTCTTTTTCCAATTTTGTCAAAGAACTTTTGAGCAAAGTTGTTACCTGCAGCAGAGTCTTCTGAAAGTTTAGCTTCTTGCCGGATAACACCTAGCGAATGGAATAAATCTTCAGGTCGAAGTTTACCGCCACCAAAAGACATAGCAATAATAGCAGCTCTGTTGTCTTCTCGCCACCCATAAGGGCGTCGTCTAAAGTACTCCATCCAGCCTGTTAACTCGTCATATTCTAGCTCGAATAGTTCTGCTTTTGTAAGACCTAGAAGAAAAGCTAGTTCGTAATAGTTTAGCTCTTCTTCGGAGAGTCGTTTCCCTCTGATGTACCGGCCACCCCGGCTAGCTCAAGAATTTTTTGTGTTAGCTTAGTGAGCTCTACAAGCGGAAAACTATCTAGTTCATCGTCTGTAAGCTCAGCAGCGTCAACTACCGCCATGCGGATAATAGTGCGTTGGATCTTAAGGCCCGACTCTTCATCTTCTACAGATTTAGATGCGCCTAGTTCCTTTTGGAATTCTTTGACTTGAGCAACAGTGAGTTTAGAGACTTCAACTGTTTCGTCCATAAAAGGTACTTTTACTGTCTTAACTTTACCAAGTAGTTTTTTCATTTCTCTGTATCTCCAAAGAGTGTTGTGTTGTTATTTTCGATATCATCTAATAGCTTATTGAGTCTATTAAGGTTAGTTAGCGTGGTCATGACCTCTGCTACCAGCTCTGAGTTGTCTTTAAACTCGGGAAGCCTTGCAATGGTTTTCTGGGTAGAGATGTCAATAGACTTACGCATATGCTTAACAGTCTCTTTCAGCACAAACGGCATGGAAAAAGGCTTATTTGTCATATTCATATCCTGGGGGGAAAGACCCAGCCTTTCGACTGGGCCTTTACTTAGATTAGACTGCGTTCTGGGTGAAGGGACCATAGAAGTCCGAGATAATCGAGACGGCCACGTTTGCAGTGGTAGCGTCATCCCGCGAAGGGTTG